TACTGTTAAATTCCCAACAGCTGAGGTTACGGCAAACGTGGTATTGGCCGTGACGCAAACAAGTGCAATGGAGTCCCATAGATTTGTTGAGGTCATTGATCCCGCCGAAGTCGTTGCTGTATTTCCAAGATGACATATTTGACCGGTGTTCATTTGTAATATCCACCCAGCAGCACCTTTACCTTGTACGGCAAATACAGAACCCTCAGCTGCCGTTGCAGGAATGGTCACTGTTGTTTGCCCAGCATTTGATATGATGTATCCTTGGTTAACAGCAGCAGCTTGCGTTGTTCCTGATACATCATTCCAAGTTAGAGAACCGACGCCAGTAGAGGCAATAGATATAGAACCAGAGCCTGAAGTAATCGTTATACCGGTTCCTTGGGTTAAAGTAGCACCCGATGGATCACCTGCGGTGGTGCCTATAAGTATCTGGCCGGCTGTTAAAACAATAGGTGTTACGGCACTTGCGCCCTCACCTATTAAAACACCGTGAGCTGTGGGTGATGCAACTCCTAGTCCTCCTTGTGTGGCGCTGAGAGGAAAGGGTGCATTTACTACATTATTTGTAGCCATATTGTATCATCCTTGATAAAAGTCCATTTTTTTAAACTATTGTAAAGTTACCTACACCGCCAATCACGTTAAATGTTGTATTTGCTGTCACACAAAGCAATTTTACATAGTCCCACTGATTGCTTGATGAAAGAGTGCCAGTAGTAACTGTTGTGGCTAAATTTCCTATATGAATAATTTGTCCTGTAGCATAGTTAATAGTCCAGCCACCCGCTGATTTTCCGGAAATCTCAATAATTGACCCTTCCGCGGCCGTAGCAGGAAGTGTGTATGTAACAAGAGAGGCACCATTATTAGTCACATAACCCTGATTAACTGCAAGCGCCTGAGTACCTGAAGCTACATCATTCCAGGTTACAATCTGGCCAACTGTCGCAAGTGTGCCAGAAGTGGGAAATGTGACAGCTGTATTACCGGTTATTGTTCCTGTAAAAGTGAAAGCACCGGACATGGCAAAATTGCCGCCAATAGTTATTGTGCTTGTGCCGTTATTAACACCGGTACCACCATGAGCAGGGTTAATGATTGCGCTAGATAAGGCAAACTGCGAAGCAAAATTAGTAAAAGTCATCGCGGCATCATTGCCGGCTCCATAGGGCGATTGTCCGAAATACATTAGATCCGTTCCGGCATTTGATGTAATCGGGTTCGCAATAAATACTTGATCTATATTCATGCTCATAATAGTGTCAAATCCTGTCCGTTAAGTAACATAAAGTGGGTTCCATCCAACAATAGAAAATACCCCTCTTCAGGTGGCGGCGTTGGGTCAAATTCTGGTTGTATAACTTGTCCTGAAACGTTATCGGTGGCAATTCGCATCCATTTGAATCTAAACCCATGTGAGTACGAATCAATTGGTAGACTCATTGCGCAAGCCTCGATATAGCCCAAAGTTCAATGCCAACGTTTGCCGTGGTATTGGCTGTAATCATGCTGATGGTTGAACCTGCAAGCACGGTGCGTTGTCCCGGATTTAATGAATCTGTTGATGGGGCAAGTGTATTTCCAGCTGGTAAGGTCGCCGTTGTTGTAAAGTCAACCCATACATTTGCCCCGGGCTCTATACTGAATGCCGCAATCCATACTTCATAATTGGAAGGAACAGTGATAGAGGTTGCATTACCATTGGTTAATTCTGCCGTATATTTATTTGTTGAATCTTTTGGAGCATATGCATTATAGCCCTGCTCATCTCTTCCAAAGACCAATTCGGTGCTTGCTGTCATTTAAATATTTCCTTATATTTAAAAAATCTTTTTATTTCGATACATTTCGACATCATGTCTATAGCATCGACCTAAATCTAAAGCTTAATGAACATATTATAAAATGCACCGGGCTGTGAAACATTAAATGGAATACTGCTTCCGCTAGTATCAGTTATTGCATTTGCAGCGCCAGTCATTCCATCGCTTTGAGCTGCAGGAAAACTAACCCCAGGAACACTATATGTTGTAAAAGTATGAGTATGTCCAGCTAGCTCAGGTATCAATTGAGTATGAGCATATTCTCCAGTTATCATGCCGCTTAAGGAAAGAATTATGGTTTGAGTTCCAGTTCCAGCGCTTGAAAATGCAATCAAATTGGTAGAACTTCCGCCTGTTGAAAATGCTCCACTTGAAGACATTGAGTTAGCGAAAGATGTAGTTACATAAAATTGCGTATTTGAAATCATTGTAGAAACATAATAAATTGTATTTATACTGAGATTTCCTGGAAGACCACCACCACTATTCGTCACATAAAATGGCATCCCATTATAGACATTCATGGGATTAGCTGCCGTTATAAGGAGTTTAGCTCCAGTACCACTTGAAGCCGCAAATGTTGTTTTATTTGGGCTTAGTAATGCTGCAAAAGGAACATTACCTAGCATTACCCTTCCTAGCATCGATGTTAATGAAATAGCTTTATTTGCATTCCAATCGGAGATTGCACTGGTACCATAATTGGTGGGGGCTCCAGCGCTTGTGAAAATTGTAACAATTGGATTTGAATTAGCGCCTGTATCAAATAATTTAAATGAGTTCCAAATTAAATTAAACAATGGCCATGCATCAATGCTTGCTCGCGTTGATCCATTTGATAATGAGTTTCCTATAAGACCATTATTCATTGGAACCCATCCAAAATAATAAAAACTATTTAGACTTGTTCTTACGTCGCCTGTTCTTGGGCTATTAATAATAGCGTCTACTTGATCGTAGGTTTGAAAATCATTTACAGGAACTAGTTCATTTTCAGTTAAATAGATGCTTGGTTTTGTGAAATTAATGCTGCAACCTGCCGAAGCATTTAATGGCATTTGCACCTGTAGATAAAGGCCATCATCAGCGCCATTCCCCAGAATTAGCCCAGAAGTTGATGGAAATATGCCACTTGCTGTGTAGGTGGTCCAAGTATTATTCAAAGTAATTGTTTTTAATGCAGGCCCTACGGCAACAGGCGTTCCCCCTGTTCCTGTATCTTGTAGGATATATATGCTAATAACATTGCCGCCGCCCGTTATAATACCGGATGAAGGGTCATTTTGCGCCTGAATGGATAAGCTAAATGATACATTTGCTAAAGTGTTTACATGTAATGATATTGGAAATTGATAGCATTTTTGAGTTTCACCAGAACCACCGGGCGATTGAGTTTGATGATTAATATAATACTCAGGAACAATGTTTCCATTAATTGGCTGTGAAGTGGATAGAGGAAAAGGGGTAAATGTTACCTTATCTGTCGCAGTTAAATTGTTTTTAATAAACTGTATGTCAGGCATTCTAAAGCCATCGTGTTGGCTTGGGGCTACAATTGTACTATATGCAGGGCCACTAGCTGGAACTGACATGTTATTTGAAACGCCATAAGTAAATATTGTATATGGCGTAATAGTTGTAGTATTTGGAGCGATATTTCTCCAAAATCCACTGTTAATCACAAGATTATTAAAGGTAGTAGTGCCGCTGTTGCTCCCGCCTCCAGAGCCTTCAAATGGGAAATTAGCCCGGGTGATTTGATTGGTTTGTGCATGATTTACTATGGTGATGTAATAAGGGTCTGGTGTATTTTCATCCGTTTCTGACCATGGATAGAAAAATGGGATAGTATCAACGCCGTTAATATCACATATGGTTCCTGCAGCACTTAATGTTAGCGGATTAGGTAGTGTAATGTAGGTATAATTTCCAGGTGTTCCAGACTGATAATACCAATTTTTTAGAGTCGTTCTACTGTTGTCATGATAACAAGTGACAGTTCCTGCAGACATAGGCGTACCGTCTTTATCTACAAAACTATCTTGTAGAATTGCTGCTGCTACTAACTTATTTACATTCCCTGTAAATGGCATGATAATCCTTTATCATTTAATTTATCTATTTTACATCTTGTATTAAAGACTTTCCAAATTAATTTAATAATGAACCATTATTTCAGCCAGATTTGGATAAAAATTACGTTAATCGTCCGAAACCATAGTAATTATAACGGCTATAAAAACAATAAACATAAAGCCACTAGGAAGCATTGTATTTTACCTTAATATAAAAATGCTCATATTATCAACAAATGAATAGTAAATAAACACTTATTTTAATCCGAGCATCTTACTAATAGTATAAGGCAAAAATCCTGCGGCCACAGTGCTGGCTCCTAATGCCGCTCCTTGAGCCAATTTGTTCTTTTTCAATTTATTATATTTTTCACGCCGCAATAATTCAGGATGTTTATTCCCTGATTGAGCCAAAAATTCTTCTTCTTGAAGTAATTTATCTGCAAATTCTTTTGGTCTCAATGTCTGGACTGCCCTCTTGTTTTTGCCAAGTAATGCATTAATTGCCTGGCTATCTAAATATGGAGCGGCTTCTTTGGCGTAATCAACTCGACTTTGTTGATAGGCTTGTCCATGTTCTTTCGCACCTGATTTCTCAAAGCTTTCTGATATCTTTTTTAAAATCCTATTTTTTAGCTTTAACGCCTCGTCATACACATCAGCCTCAAGACTTCCTTCTTTAGATCGGGAATATTTATTTACAATTTTATTTAAATCACTTTGTGCTTTGTGAGCATTAGTTAAAGTTGGATTGTCATTAAACTTCTCAAGCCCATAAGCAAGCTTTCCTTCCCCAGCCTTTTTTAAAAGGTCAATTTTTCCTCTTTCGGCTTTTAAGAAATCATTAGCCCCAGCTTCTTCACCAGCTTGAAGATGACCTGTAAATCTTTCATTAAAATGTTGCCCCAATCGAGAAACTTCATTGCTTATTTGTTTTGCTATATCTTTTGAACTCATACTTTTTGCAAAATTAATAGCAGAAGGTATGGCATGACCTAGAGTTCCTAAAGCGCCTCCAAGTTTAGCGCCAAGCATTCTATTTTCTTCATTGCCAAGCGCCCCTTCCACGGCTCCTCCTGCGGATCCAGCTAGAAGTCTTCCTATAAGAGGAAGACTTTGTCCGCCTTTCAAGGCCTGATATCCTTTATTTGCTAACTGTGCCGATTTCATCCCTGCGCCACCGGGTAGTGCAAACCCAGCCGTAAATTGTCCAAGATTTTGACCTATATTCTCGCCCAATGATCCAGGGTGCTCATTAATTAAATGAGGATGTGGCACATGTGGAATTTGATGACCAGACAAATATTCGGCTATCGATATTGGTGCATTAATGGCTGAGGCTCCTAAATCACCAGCAGCTTGACCCATGCCATGTAATGCACCGCCTGCATAATTTAAATAACCCTTTCCAAGAGATTTAAAAAATCCAGGCTCTTCTTGTTTAGATGCAGCATTATTAGATGAAACAATTTTCTCAAGCTCTTCATCTGAATATTTTGAAAAATCAGTCATTTTATCCTCTTGAAGCCTTTCTTCGTTCTAGTTCTGCTTTCGCCTCTTCAATTGTAATTGTTGGGGATGAGGCAGGATGCAATATTGTATGGACTTCTTTTTTAATGGATTCTGGATCAATTTCTTTATTAACTGCTATTCTTGCTTTCAAGGCTGACATATTAAAATCACGCATTAAATCGGCCTCTAATTCTGCACGCTTAGTCATCATAGTTGTAAGATAAGTTAAAGCTTCGGATTTACCTTTCATGACGCTTAAGCTATCTCCAACGCCAGGTTTTGTTTCATTGAGTAAAGCTTGTTCTCCAATCCTAAACTGACCCTTGAAGTCACCTGCAGCATCAGCAATGATTTTTCCCATATTAGTCTTTACTCGACCAATCATTTCTTGTTGCTCTTTAGTTCCAAATTTTTCAAACCAACCTATTTCATGTTTTCCTAATATAGGATTTTGCCTTAATGCTTCGAATTCTTTACTTCCTAAATCTTTATTTAATTCACCAAATGTATCTAATTTTTGATATCCTGCTAATGCTTTGTCTTCCAGAGCTGAAATTTTCTTAGCATCTTCTACAGCAAGTTGTTTGCCTCGCGCGCTTAATCCAGAAACACCAGTATCTATGTTCCCAAAAGGAGTAACTGCCATAAATTTACCATTGGCATTAACTATTTGAGGATGTCCGAGACCCAATAGCTGCATAGCTGATGCTATTTGAGGGTAATTTAAACCTGAACTTGGAGCAGATTGATTGGATTGGTCGCCCTGTTGTGCAAACGGAGATTGACCTTGTTGCAATTGTTGATTTTGTTCAGGCGCTCGCGGCATACCTTGACCTTGAAACATTTGCATTGGATTTTGTTGTCCATTTGACTGATTTTGACCACCTCCAAGTAATTGCTGCAACATCTGATTCTTTAATGTCTTAGATTGGGATTCGGAAATTAGGGCCTTCATTTTATCTGGCAACCACTGATTTTCTATATGAGCGCCTTTTGTTTGCTCACCTAATAAACCTGTTCTAGCTCCCGCTTCTCCAGTCTGAGCGCTCCGAAGACCTATTTCAGATTCCATATTAGGCCCATAATATTGATTAAACAATTTAGACTTTTGAAGCGCTTGTTCTAAATTAGGGCGCAGGAACTGAGATTGAGTTCCTTGATTATAGCCTTCCAATACCTTGCCAATAATATCAGGAAATGATAATTTCTGAGGCTGGATGGCTGCATAATTAAATAATGGGAATGTCATTAATATCCCCTTCCATTTCCTGAAATATCGCCAAACATATGCCATGGATTAAAGCTTGCAAATGCTCCTAAGCCCTTACCAACAGAACCTAATGTATCCAAGAAATTAAACTTGTTTTGATTTTGTTGTTGTTGACCGTTGAAGGCTAAGTTTCCTTGTTGCTGTAGGACATGGGAAATCTGATCCATCAAACTTTGACCAGCTTGCTGACCCATTCCAGCCATGCCTTGCTGACCCGTTAAACCGGCTCCATACATTCCCATGGCATTTTGCATGTAGTTATTGTAATCCTGGTTAGCAAGCCCTGTAGCGTTTTGCTGAGCTTGAAATTCATGCTGCGGAGTTCCTGTCATGCCACCCGCTGCAGCTGCATTATTACCAGAGGCCAGTGCTTGTTCCAGGGCAAATTTAAAACCAGGAGACTGATGATAGGATTCACCAATCTTATTAGCCATACCACCTGGGTTGCTCAGAAGCTTTGAATATTGATCTTGCAAATTTGGTAGGGCACCTGTGCCAGCTTGAAAATAGGGCTGCATATACTGGCTTGATTGGCCTGGTATTTGATTAACATAGGGCATTGCTGCATCGGCCGGATTTTTACCGCCGCTAAATAATTCACTTAACCAACTCATGATTCATCCTTAAATCATACGTACATAAAAGTTCGCCACATCGCCGTAACAATATTGGGTGGTGTGGCTCCATCATACGTTATTACAAACTGCTTAGAAACCCTATTATCTGTGTCAAAAACAGCCTGACCGCTTATATCTTGCAAATTATCTGGCAAAGGCACACCAATAAATGACGTATATCTGGATTGTATTAACGCAATATCAGCAGCACTCAAGTTCGGGAACAAAATGCCCTCATTTGAAAAATTCCTTTGTAACGCTTGAAACAATGAGGCAAACCCTAGGCTCCATAAAAACGAGAAGTTCCCATCGGAAGTGACTGCAGGTATTTCCCTGGGTAAATCAGGAAATAAGGATTGTGGATTATTTGGAGTAGAGCCCATCATATTCTCACATTTACTTCGCCATCAGTGGCAACAAAACGCCCCATTCCCCAGAATTTAAACTGGGCCACAAAATCATTTGCAATACCGCACTGCCACCACATAAGCCGATTTTTACGGTGTCCAATTGGCGGCAAGTAATAAGCCCATTCATTTCCAAATGAGGCCCCTCCATCGTCTGATATGGACAAATCAACGTGAGGTAAGGATAGATTACTTGTGCCTGTATTAGCCTCTTGCTGGGCAATTAATACAGCACTTGTTCCATCAGCATTCTGCTGAGATACCAACATAACCCCATCTTGAGTTATCAAATCTTGTGCGTCTTGGGTTATAAGTCCTAATAATCCACCCTGAGTAATCAAAGGGTGACCGTCTTGGGTTATTAAGATAATCTCGCCCAGAGATTGCTGTTGATAATCGGTTTCACCAGATTCAATCGTGAACCCAACATCATTTATAATCATGTAATCTTGGCCAGGCGTTCTCACATTCGCGCACGACCTAATCCTTGGAATTTCATGTGTTTCTAGTTGGCCGCTGCTGTTTGTATCTTGATAGGTAGTAAATACCGTATCAAACGAAAACAAATTGCCATTGTTTTTTGATATGAAATAATATTGATTATTCGTGTAGGCTACCTCAGAGGCAATAAAATAATTGAGGTTTTGATCGCATGCGTGATAAAACTTATCAGCCCCGAAATCATAAAAAAGGGATAGATTATCGCTATAGAAATTAATATGATAAAAAAGATGGCCATCTTGGCGATAAAGAAATCCTTGCGAATCTTCCGGTTTTTGCAAAAGCGAAAAAACATAATCAATACCATCAGTAGTAATTTTTTTAGGCATGCCACCATTTGAATACATAATAATCGGGCCTGACTTCTCATTCTGAGCAAGCCATACAACAATTTCATCCATGTAAGCTACAGTTGCAGGCTGGACACAACCATAGTCAATATTAAATTGATTGTTACGCTGATATGGAAACAGTTGTGCACCAGTATCAAACCAAGCCTCTGTGACAATAGATCCCATTACAAAAATCATATTTCCTTTAGAAGGAAAGCGAACAACTGCCTGCACGTTATCAGGTTTGGTTTGCAAGGCACCTACATGGAATTGGTCATTGGGCCAGGATGTTCCATCGTTGCTAGCAGATAAGCGCCAATTATTAGTTCCAGTTGAAGGCATTATAAAATAGGTGTCATGGAACGTTAAATAACCGGGCGTAAAGTCTAAAGGCACAGTTTTAAATGGTGGAGACACTGTTGGATCATAAATATAAAATGCTTTGCTATCTGATATCCCAATCTGTGGTTTATTGTTTTCAGCTATATAAACAACGCCTGTGTTGGTTTGTAAAACTCCTATAAATATTACTTGAAATGAGGATACTTTTTGTTGCCTCTGATTATAAAATATCTCCACCAAAAAAACATTGGCACCAATAACAACCACTAATTTACCAAATTTCGAGCTAGTAAAAATCGCCCTTCCTTCCAATCCATTTCTAAATTCATTTGATTTTATGCCAACTTCATAGCCCGCATAAGGCACCATGAATTTATCACTTATGAACATATTGTATGTTTTTTCAATGCTTATTTTTGGATAGCGGCCGAAAATAGAACTTCCAACTACGTTCAATGGGAACTGCTTAAAGTTCTGGCCACGTGTAATCATTACTATCCTAAAATACCAAATCCCTTGGTAACGACGCCTAAAATCGTGCTATTAAGGCTGAATATGATGCCTGTTAGCCAGCGCAATGACTTTTTGATGTCCTTTATATCGTCTTGTATATGGACTGTACTCGCTTCAACTCTTGCGAGCCTTGATTCAAGCAATATTTGCTTATCTAAAATGGCTTGTTTTTCCATCACGGCCTCCACCCGTGCCCTATGTTGACGTCCCCCCACGAGTAACCCGGATTTCTATCCGCATATAAAATGGATAACTTCTTCCCGCTCAAATCCGGAGGATCCATGTACATTAATTTTCTAGCCATGGATTGATAAATCTTTTCTGACTCAGGATTGAATATAATTCCATATTCACTACACATATAGCGCGCAAGACTGTACCGTAAATATTCAATATAGGATGTGTCATAACCCTGAATGCCATTATTAATAAACGTATAAGGCGTGTAATTTGGGACGCTATATTGATTAACGAATGTTGAAGTTACATCTTGTAAGTCTGTTTGTAAGTCCACATCGACCAAGAAAATCTTGACCTTCATTTTTATGGGATAAGTTGTATCTGGAATAAAGTACATTCCAAAAGTTCCGCCTCCTACGCCGCGCTCATAATTCCATGAGAAAGGTAGAGTATAGATATTATCAACCCGTGATGAACCAAAATAATTACTTCTACTCGTACCAACCATTGGGTAACGAACAACACCAATATTAAAAGTAGAGGTTTCAATAGCCGCTACATTAGGCAAAAAATAGAATTCCTGCTGAGGCACCGCATTAAAAGTGATGTATTGCCAATAGGGAATTAAATCGGTTTCAATTTGTTTGAAATTTAATAAATCATTAAGCATCTGCAGGCCATCATAAATCTGATCGCCTGTAGGAACTTGTAAGTTTCTAGCAACAATTCCTGATAGAAACCAGGAGCGCGTAATTAATTGCTGTGCTGTTTGGCCCATAATTACCGCCCCTTAATTAGACTATACTAGTGCAGGATATGCGCTGTTTGAAACGCCTGCCCATTCAACTACAGCTACAGTTACCGCATCCGAACCGGAAGTGACTTTGTAATCAATTTCAGGTTTAGATGAACCAACACCGGCTATAACTTGGATGTATTGCGTTTGAGCAAAACCCGCGACCAATCCTGTAATAGTAGGTAGTCCACCTGTAGCACTAGAACCTGTTGGCCTAAATTGCACGGTGTCACCGACAGCTGCAGGCGTGAACGTTACCAAAAATGTCACGATTATATTTTGTAGCGTGGTAGTAGGAATTGCGCTATTAGTAGTCAAGTCAATTGCTGTAAAGCTTGTAGCAGTACCACCAGTAAGAACGGCCACTCCAGGAGAATTGAAATACGTTAAAAGTCCTGAGGAGATGTTCTGGGGTTTAACTGTTGCATAAACGAAGTGACTAGAACCATCCGTAGCCCAAAAACCAATTAGTCGATAAGAGTCATAACCAGAAGGTAATAAAGGCGCTGTATTACTTGTTAAACTAAGAACAGCTGCAGTATTTTTATAATTGCGTGAATCACCAATTAAATAAACAGCGTATTGGGTGCTCGCGGCAATTGTACCTGTATCTAATCCATTGGCACCGTTAACAGCAGAGTTAATGAATAAGCCGGCTTGGTAGCCATCAAATACGACGGCTGGATTGTCAATCCCAAAATAATTTTGGAGCCCAACAACCATATCGATACTATTGGTAGAATCACGCGCAGCTCCTGGCGACACTGCTATAACAGTGGCACCAGTTGGAGTAGCTGCAGACAGTTGCAAGCCCTGTATATATAAACGAGGCAATGCGTATATTGTTTCATTTTGAATTTGTGGTGTAGTCATTTTTATGCCCTCATAAATTAGTTCTGGCAGCCTTTAAGCTGCCACCAATTAACCTTGTGATAATGGAATGACATAACGCATGGAGTACTCAGGCACAATTACTGAACCGTGCGTTTCGTCATAAATCATACCTGTTTGGTTTTGACCGAATAAAGAACCGTATGTCAGTCGTAATGATGCGCCGGTATCATCATCGTATTCATTAGCTGTCGGGTACGGACTTTGTTCTGGTAATTGAGGCATCGCTAAATAAGCCGCATCACCGCCTAAAATACCACCGCAACGGTGAGATGGAAGGCCAAGTATTTGCATACCTGCAGCAATTGGATTATTTAGATTTTGATTTTGACCGCCAGCCCAATTAAGTGCAGGTGTAATATTAATCGTCACGACGCCACCTGAATTAGCAGCAGCATTGGCGGTCGCTCTAAATTGAACCGGATTAGCAGATGGGAAGTGGCCAATAAACGTTAAGTAACGCATGTTTGGTTGACCAGTAACGCCGTCTTGGAAGCTAAATAAATCCCCCGCAAGAACTGCTGAAGTATCACTAGCAGTAGCGCCACTTACAGTTATTTGAGTTACATTTTGACCTGTTGGGTCATTAGTAGAAACAACAGTTAGAGTGGATTGGTTAATGCCTGTGTTACCGGAAACGTGAATAGGCATTAAGTTTGACTGATAGTAGCTTACTAATGGCGTACCAAAGTCCCCTACTTCCCAGCTCATTGCTATTTCATCGTTTCGATGTGGCACGAATTGGTTTAAACCATTACCAACAACGGCAGGAACTACAGTATCAGGCAAGTAAACCTTAATTCCTTCTGCTACAGAACCATAATTCTTGAAGAACATAATGGCTTGCGCTAATTGCTGATAAGAACTAATTGCAGTTGTACCATTACCATAATATCTGTATGGGCCTGAGAAACTATTAGTTGTTCCATCTAATTGAGATACAACGCCTGATGCCCAGTTTAATGCGATGTTTCCTTCAACAAGAGCTGCAAGTTCTGCAATGGCAGACTTACCAAAGACTCTCATGTAGTCTTCTTCGCCTTTCTCTAAGTTAAATATACGTTGTTGTGAGGTGACAGCAAACGATGTGTTATTCGCTTGGTCACAAGGTAAAGATTGCACTCTTTGAACAGCAGGCTGAAATGCTGCAACAAGGCCGGCTGTAGTTGTAAATCTAGGAGGCAAGTCAAAGGTTACTACTGAACCTAAGTTAGCTTGAATTTTATCAAAGTCTTTGAATTTTGTGTTAAATGTTGAAATATGACAACATAGGTTTTGTAATAATGCCAAACCTGAGCGCTGATATGTTTGTACTTGTTGTAAAATATTAGTGGGGAAAACTGCCATGTTAGTACTCCTAACTTTAGTCCTTTAAGTTAGGATTCGAATACCTGTCCTTATGCCCTATACTTTCGTTTTAAATCTGTCATAGACAAAGAACTACCCGAATCCGTTCCGGTGTTAGAAGGTCTTTGTTGTGACAATGGTGTATTGGAGTCTTTCATTTTCGAACCTTGTTCATTTGCCTTTATTGAGTCTGACAAACGCTTAATTTCGTAAATGGCATCCGATGAATTATGAGAACTTAATCCCTCAAGCCTATATAGCTTATCGCGATTTTTAGCCAGGTGATAGAGTACATCCGCGCTATTATCAACGTGCTCGGCCAAAAGCTGAACAACATTGGGATAATATTGCATTGCAACGTTACCCGTTACATTCTCAAAGTCTTCGTATCTATCTTTCCCAGCAATAATCTTGTCTCGAAACATGCCTACAATACGATTAGCAGCATCCACATTCGCCCGCTCCTGTGCTTCTTGCTCCAGTTGGGTAAAGTGGGTTTTAATCCTATCATCGGTCACACGTTTAATGTCATCTTCTGACATATTCCTATGAGACACTTGTTCCTGAAATTGTTGTTGTGACGCACTAGCAGATTGAGCCTGTTGCTTTTTATAAGCCTCAACGGCACGTTCGGCCGCCTCACGCTTTGCACTGCCAACAATGTCATTTACCTGAGATTGTGAAATCATTTTCTCAGTAACAACAGGAACTGATTCAGCTTGGGTCTGATTTGATTCAGACGCATTATCCATAACACTATTATCCATAAATTCCTTCTAGCTATTGCCCCGCTACGGTTAGTCCTTGGCTTTTCGCACCAGTCTCGGATTATTACGCCATCACGCTTTTAAAACGCCCCAATTAACGCATGGGTCTCGATGAATTTGCCTTCCGTGGCACCATTTTTGAATTCACGCTCCAAGGTTATTTGTATTTATGATTTACAACAATGCTAGGTACAAAGCAGTATTAAACAATATTAATTTTTATTAATTGGTATTAAAGTTATTTAATTTGTTTTATTTTAAACTAATTCAATGTTAACGATTTGAGAATTTTATGAGTGAACCCTATTATGACTTTGACCGTTGCTCCCTTGATGAGTCTGATGATGACGCAATAAGTCTTGATGATTGGAAGCCATCAATTAAAAAGAAAGAAATAATTCAGTCCTCATGGCGCAAAGAGCAAATAGGGAATAATTTCAATCAGCATCCAAAGAGAGATGATTTTAAAAAAATTAAAATGCATTTAAAAAGCAAGGTGGCCGATGCCGAAATCATGGATGTGTTCGGAATTACTTGTGAAACATTAATGGCCATTAAGCAAAACAGATATTCTCCAATTAATGGCATATCAATGGATAATTTAAGTAAAATTTATAAGGAATTTGATACAATAGAGTCTAATATCAATAAATTAAATCAGGCCATAAAATATTTAAGTAAGATATTATTTGTTGATGAGACCAGTTTAAAGGAATTTACGGATTACTGTAATAATACAAAGACTAGAAAATTAAAAGAGATTGTCGATAGTGACGCTGATGAAGATATGGATGAATTCATGGATGATTTATGATTACAATTTGTGGCGAAACATACCTGGTAGAAAAAGAATTACCTTCTAAATATGGGCTATCTATCCATTGGTTTAGAAAAGCTAGATGTGAGGGGAAAAGTCCTACGTACCATAAACTTAATGGAAAGGTCTATTACAAAGAAAATCAAGTAGATGATTGGTTTAAGGAACATTTAATCCCTATCCAATCGATGAAATAAGGCAGGAAAAAAGGAAGTTAAAACCTGCCTATTTCATTACATCTTAAAACACAGTATACCCTATTAATATTGTTCCATTAAGAGACGTTGCCGCAGTATTATTAAAAATTGTAAGTGCAGCACTTCCCGCCCCTGGAACTACTGTAAAAGTAATATTTTGGACAGTATTAGTTCCACCTTGTATGGTCAATCCAATCACCGATGTTGCGGTAATCTTAGTATTAGTCCAAGTAATGTCATAGGTTGCACCACCCGCCGTAGTCAATGAAGAAGTTGTGATAACGCCTGCATTACCGCTTGCAGTAACAGCATTCGTAGATTCTGCGCCATTCGCTTTGGCAAGAATTATTTGACCTGAACCACTAAATGTATTCGCCGCTGTAAGATTAGCAAACGAACCAGGAGCAGCACCTGAATCAATCATCAAGCCACCTGTACCGGATGCTATGGGAAAATTGCCTGAAACAAGGGGTGTCGCTGTGGCGCCTACTAAAAATCTACCCACGGCATTTGCAGGATCGGGAATACTTACAACGGATGCCTGACCCATGGCAACGTTACTGATCGTGGTATTTGTATTACCAGTGTTCGCAACAGCTGCAAGAATCAGCGATCCCTTTGACCCTGTTGCAGAAAAAGAGGCTAAAGTCCCTGCCGTTCCGCCCGCTGCAAGCCCTGCGGAAATATTGCCTGCATTAATCACATTTGCGGCAGCAGATGACATATTACCGGTTGTATTTGTGAAATGGTTAATAAAGTTTGCGGTAGTAGGAAGTGTTACAGAACCACCACTAGCACTGTTCCATTCTGTTAAGGTAATTTGTCCTGTCGCAGAACTAATAGATACTGTAAGAATCACAAATGTTCCGGATTGTGTTTGCTGATTAAAGCTATAAAGGGCCTGTATCACATCAGCATTAGACAAAGGGATGCCGGCCTGAATGGCTGCTGAGTTAAGGTATCCTGCAGTTGTTACAGCAGCTAAATTGTCGCCAAATATAGCAAACTTAAACTGTGGTAAATTTCCGTTCGTAACAGGAATTGGAACAGGAAATTGAATAATACTAGTCATTATAATAGTCCTTTAAAATAATGTTATTATGCTTTTCTAGGAGTCAAAGAATCACCCCTACGACTCCAATGCGCTTTATCTCCATGACCCATTTTTCCATGGTGGCCTTCGCAATCTTTTGGATTATATTCGCTACGACGTTGCTTAACCCTCTCAATACCTTGCTGATGGTTGTCTTTGACAATTCTATTATCTATCATTCCATGGCGCGGGCTGTACTCGTGAACTTTACTCATTTTAATATCCTTATTATAATGGTTTAGTATTAATGCTTTCTTAATTTGGACAACGTTTCTGCTAAAACAGCTCTTTTCCTTAGTTTTGGATTCTTACTATGTTCGGCCTTCTCCAATTTCTTTTCAGGGATTTTTTCGCCTTCTGGTACGTGTAGAGACTTATGAAGCGCTCCCTTTTTCATGTGCATTTTTTGTATGAATCTTTCAGCCATGACTATTTCTCCTTCTTTACCGATGCATCAATCTTCGACTGATTAATCTCAGTGGATTTTTTTTCAATCCAATTGATTACCTCAAGGGCGGCATTTCCTAATTGTCTAAAAATAAAGCCAGATATCTCAGGGCTTGCAGCAATCAATTCTTTTTCTAGTTGAGGTAATATGATTGAGCTAAATAAACTCATTTTAATACCCCGTTTTAATTGGTTTTTTCATAACCTTTTTTAAGTTAGAAGTAGGCTTAACTTTCTTTACAGTCTCGCCCACAATTCTTGACTTAGTTTCTTTGCGTCTTGTCTTATTTGTATCTTTAGCCACAGGCTTAACGCTTTTTTCAACCGACTTAAACGCTTTTGACATGGATGCTTCCTCGCGGCGATTGTAAGGACTCTTATCTAATTTAGCATCCGCTTTCTTTGGTCTTTTATCCATTTTTCTATCCTCTCCAATCGCACATCAAAAGCTTTTAGGGATTTAACAAATTCTACAATTACAACATCTATCCCCTCAGTAATATCAATGAGCTCTCGTTCTATTTCATCCAGGTTGTGGTTCATTTAAGACAAGCCTTTTTAACCATTTTCTTAACCAGCGCCTTATCTTGCCCCTCATCAGCATGACTCACTTTTTTTTAGCGTGATGATGCTTTTTCATCATAGACTCATGGTGCTTCAACTCTTTCATGTGATGTTTATGCATTTCTTTATGATGATGATGTATCTCTTTATGAGCTTCATGATGTTTGTGTTCATGTTCTTTCTTATGATGCTCTTTCTTGTGGTGCTCTTTTTTATGTTCTTTATGCTCATGCTTTTCTTCATGGTGTTTCATTTGACGCTCCTTGTCGGGTTTAGTTATCTTTTCTTTTTCTTAGGTTTTTTCTTTTCTCCAGATTCGCTATAAGCAATAGCCACTGCTTGACGCTGAGGTTTACCAGCCGCTATTTCTGTTCTAATGTTCTCTTTGAAGCCTTTGCTTCCAGGCTTTGCACCTTTTTTAAGTGGCATTATTTATCCTTCTTATCCCAAACCGTCTTATACAGTTGGCTTCTCTCCTGAGCGCTGGCACCATCTAAATGGCTTCTCACAGCTTGGTCTAGAGCCTTGTCAGTTAGCTTATAAGTCTTTTTTAGCTCTTTAAAAGTAGCTGAGTGCAAATCTTGCCACGTTACTTTATTCATAGTCCTTTGTATCCTCTAAAATATAATCTTTGTACACTTCCTCAAAAGGCGCGCCCAATATGTCTTCTACAAAATCTTTAAAAGTAATGCTTTCGGTTTTATCTTTAATTGGGTCTAGCCCGTCAATGTACAACCTGTCCGTGCTTCTCATGGCTCTTCTTTATGTTATGATGCGTCTCTATAGCCTCTTTAGTATGGCGATGCTTCATGTCATGCCCTTTAAGTTCTAAGTCCACTTGTTTGGCGAACCGCTCCGTTAATGCTTTTACTAATTGCACATTCGATGATTCTTTTCCAAGATGTAAATCTGCTAGAATCTTTTTCTCATCTTGTTGTAATTTGGCCATATCTAGCTGGAAATCCATTTGGCTCTTTTGTTGCTGTTGTTGAATTTTTGCCATATCGATTTGAGTTTTCATGGCTTGCGGATTTTGTTGAGCTTGTTGTTGTGCTTGTTGTTTATCTTGTTGGTATTGTTGCACCCATTCTTTGGTTAAGGCCTTAAGTTCATCAATTCCTTTTCCATCCATGTTATCAAGAATGAAATTCAAACCTTTCTCAGCCATAAATTGCGCGAATAGCGGCGACATGCCCATCATCTCTTTTACCATCATGATTGTGCGGGATTTTTGAACCTGGAAGCTGGCGCCTGCCTTAACTACGACATTTAATACATTTGTATCAAATTCCATTGGCATGCCCTGCTTTTGGTTTATCTTCACATAATGACGCTTTCCTTCTTTATCTAATATTGGAATTGTTCTAGGAGTGGTCATATATTTTGGCATTAAGTTTACATAAATCTGTGCCAGACGCTGGAATCCTTGTAAACAACCCACAATAAATGGCATGGCCGTTGCATTGGATTGGCTAGCGCCCTCTACAATTGCAATACCTGATAGCTGATTATTATTAATCCCCAGAGAAGCGTCATAACTACCCAGTACATTCTGGATAAGCGAGTCGGACCCCGTAAAAGCCTGAGCAATTTCTGGTGGAGCTGGTATACGCTGAACTTCGCGTATAGGATTGTTAATAGGCATCTCTGGATTGGATTCATGTACCGAATTGAATACAAGTACAGATTCCTTTTGAACGTCCTTATACGCATCCAAAAATTGCTCTTCTTTCGGAAGGGCTTCTTTTGCCACCATGAATTTATGCTGGACCGTATTCTCAATTTCATTTGCAAGCGAAATGCCCGCATAGTTCTTAAGGCGTTGCGCACCTTTTGCATGATAAACATAGGGTCTTGTTACCTGTCTAATGTTGCCATTTGTTGGCGTCTTTATCATTAAGGAATTGCCATCGATAAAGACGATTGGTAAATATGCAAAATCCGTTTCTTCATATTCTAATACTTGGTTTTCAATCAATCGATAACGTACGATTTTATCTATGAATGTTTTTCTTGGCTTGCCGACTAGGGATGGGGGGACTGTGATGTCATTCCATCCATCAATCATTTTTCGATATTCGGTTTGAGTCATGACTTTACCGTCACGCACTTGGACTATGGTTTCCTCTTTGCGTTTCTTTTCATAGAAATCAGCTACTACAACAACCTGGCTATTGTCATTTAGATATGACCAATTGAAGCCTGCAAAATCTCGTCTAAAACTTAAGGTATTGATTGGGGTTTCAGGATATTCATCTAGAAATTCGTCTTTACTCTTTGGGAAAAGCTCGAAACAAAACTGACCATCCCCTTTATGGGCAAACCTGGCTAACTTATCAAATCCCGTTAATGTAGGCTCACATTTACTGAACCTAATTACTTGGTTCATGGACATTGGGTGTTCGTATTCGGTGTAGGCTTTTACGGCAGAAAAGCCACCAGATAATAAATCCTTATATACCTCATAGCGAAGATGCTCATTATCGGCATCCATAAAAACATGCTTAAGGTGTTGCTCAACGACTTTTATAGTGATAGGATCAGCATTATCTTCATCGAAAGCACTAACCTCAATATCTGGTTCTTGCTTAGAGAATTCACCAAGAAGACGGCTAATATAAGCTTCTAGAACGTTGAATTCCAATTGAGGACGATTCATCGTCATAAGCAATGTAATTTCATCGTTTGTAAGGGATGAATCAAAAACGAATTTTCTGTATTCTGTATAGCGATCGTAGTTATCACGGAAATAATCATGTGCATTGCGTACGGTTTTTTTAATGCGAGCGAGATTATCTTGATATCGTTTTGCTACATCCTTCATTATTGTAGCTCCTTGAAGAGAAATCCTTTCTCTTTTGCAGTCTTATTTTAACCCATTTTGCTATTTAACATAAGCACTTTTCCGCAATCGATTAATTTTATTCTGAGTACTCGTCATATTTTTGGCTATGTTATCATAGTTAGGAGCATTTACTTGCGCAGAAATTAGTGTCTTCTCTATCAATGCCATGCGAATTGCATCCGCTGCTGTATCGGCAATATCATCCCATCTATGCGTTTCATTGGCTGTGATTTTGCTCATATGGTCAATACATAGCTTAACGTGTCTGCCCATTGCTGGAAAAGATACGCGACGCTCGGCAATATAAGGCTGTACTTCCAAAAAACGTTTAGTTTTATTTCCCTGCTCCCTGGTGCGCGGAATATCCGTTGTACGAATCGTCCTGATTTCATCTAATAAACTTAAAAGAGTCCCACCTGTGGATTTCTTCTCAATCGCAACCATTTGCGGTGGACGCTTATAGCGCATGCATTGAGACCAGAACTCAAGAAACGTAGGTTTTAGGTCTTTAGGTTCAACGCGGCACTCTAAAGTATCAATCCAATGCAAACCATATTGTCCGGTTTTAACGCCATAAGATTCTATCTCATAAACGCCAAAGAAACTAAATACTGTTGCATCGTTATAGCTCTTGGCTGTTTCTGCCGTATCGCAAGTGATAAAGCTATACAAGATGATCGGCTCTTCGTCAAGCATGACAAACCAATCGGGCTTAAAGAGCGCACCTCCTGCAGGAATTGGGTCTTGTTGGTATTGTGATGCAAAAACGTAGGGGTCAGTCTCTTGTTTCTTCAGTAATTTAGCTAGAGGGTCAACTTCAGGATAAAGAGCATTACCCGCCTCATCTATGCTTTTTAAAATGACTTGATGCCATTGATAACCGTCTTTACCTTCAATTAGATAGGCGCCTAAGTCGTCCTCATGGAGGCGTTGGCCAATGAAGATAAAAGGTACGTTTATGCCTCGGGCTCGCTGCTGGATTGTTTCTCTATAATTGTCGATAACAGACTGTCTAATTGTGTCAGAATGTACTTCATCAGGCTTGTGTGCGTCATCAATAATGACTGCACCTGAGAACCTATCAAGTCCTGGTAAACCTGCATCTTGTCCTGTAATTGCTCCGCCTGAACCAAAAGCTGCGACAGCACCTCCCGCTGTTGTTTGGAAGTACTCACGGGCTTTAGAGTCATGCCTAATTCTTACATTGAATAGAAATTGATAATGGGATAGCTGCATTATCCGTTTGATTGTTTCCGTATGCTTTGCAGCTAGAACTTTTGAGTAGGAAATGTATAAAAACCGTGCGTCAGGGAAAGTTGCCATTGTCCATGCAACCCACATTGCAAGCATTGTTGATTTACCTGAACCAGGAGACACGTTGATCAGTAGTTTGTGGTTTGGTATTTCTAGTCTACATGCGGAAGATAAGGCCCTGGCTATGATTATATGATGAGATTCACGCCCAACTGGGCTTGATATTATAAACGCACGACCGGTTAGAACTGGATAGAAGAATTTCGTGAACTCTAGAAAACTGGATCGAAGTTTTGAGGCGATTTCATCTTTGTCTAGTTCGTTGTCATGACTGCTGCTTGTTTTCATCTTTTAATTTAGTCAATCCTAGGGCTTTGTAAATAGTAATCCTTGAGAAGCCCATTACAATGGAAATTCTACGAATTGACAAGCCCTCTTCTCTCATTTGCTTTGCTTTCTTTCTGATTTCATCGTTGATGGTTGGGGGTCTGCCAATGTGTTTGCCTGATTTCTTAGCTAAATCAATTCCCTCTCTTTGCCTCGTGCGTATCATATTGCGCTCAAACTCAGCAAATGCACCCATCATTTGCAGCATCAGGGTTGACATTGGGTCATGATTAGCGGTGAAGGTAAGATTCTCTTTCACAAACTTAACCGTAACACCCTTGGCTATTAAGGTATTTAGGATATCTTGCAATCCTCGTAAATTTCGGGCAAGCCGGTCTATACTGTCAACAACTAAAGTATCGCCCGCGCGGACATAATCAATGCATGAGCTTAGATTTTCACGCTCTATCTTAACGCCACTCACTATATCGATGAACTCCCTGTCCAATTCGATTCCTTGTAATTGTCTTGCTGTGTTCTGTCCCTGAGATGATACGCGTATGTAGCCTACAACTTGAGATTTCATTTTAAATCCAATCAGGCTTACGATTTAAAAATCCCACCGGGAATCTAGTTGATAAATCCATGAAAAATCCTGTAACTATGTGAGTATTCCAGGAAATTCTGTCATCAAAAAGATAATAATTTATTTCTAAGTCTGTGATTGAAAGATCCATTTTATAATTAATGTGCCATATTAAATCATCTAACGATTTAATTTCTACACATGTTTTCATGGAATCTTCAAGTAATCCTCGGTGAAAGCGAAATAGTAATATCTTATTCAAATCTATGTTCATAGTTAAATCCAATGTACAGCTTTAGCTATAACGGTTAGTAACCCAACAAAACTAGATATTTGAAGACCCAGAAGCCAGAAAAATCTTGAGTCTATTTTATCGTCTATTTTGTCTATTTTTTTCTCAAAACGAATTAACGTTTCATTTATATGGCTTATAGACATCTCAAGTAAAGCCACTCTGGTATCAGTGCTATTTGGATAATCGGTTACATTATCTGTTTTTTTATTCATTTACATCTCCTCTTTTGTAATCTAATTATAACACGTTTATATGCAATGTATATTAAGTGCTTGATATTTTTTAAATACATACCATTTTGTTGGCGTCAACATAGTGTTTATTAAGGTACACCTTAAATTACTATTTTGGGAGAGAACGGGAGAGAATGGACGTGTTATCGGGTAGGGTGACAATCGGCAGGAATTGCACCTGCTTTATGGTGCTCGTATCGTTCAAGAGCGCTTGTGGGCACCGACCGGCTCACCCCTCAGATTATTTCTAATCCCATCTTGTGACGCTTGGGGAATACGCGTTTCACTGTCAACGCCGCGATTGTCATAATTATTCTATGTCTTTTAGTTCTTCTGATTGTTGATCTCGAATTTCTGTAATTAATTCCTTTATTTTTTCTGCTGTTACTTTATATTTATTTTTTATCATAAATTCATAACATGCCTCGGTATAACTTAAAAGCTGCATCACCTGTTTTTCACTGATTTTCATCTTTAATTTCCTTATTGCAGTCTGGGCAAACTGTGATACCAAGTTTGGTATAACACTCTTTGTGCTCGCAATAGTTTTCAATCATGGATTGGATTTTAAATAATAAATCTACATCCCTATCCCTATCTTTTTGTATCATTTCTTTCTGTAGATACCATCTTAGCCTTTCAAGCTCTTCTTTCGTGAAGTCATTCATTATTGTACGTGCCCACATTTTTCACAATGCCAAGCTTCTATTACTTTGGCGTCATAGTTATTAATTAGGAATTGAAGTTTGCTGACTAATTCAAATGATTGCTCAATAGACAATTTCCTGGATTCACCTCTAATTAAACTCAAAAATTTCTTAAGCTCTTTTTTCGTGAAGTCATTCACCATAAAATCCTTTTGCATTTAGTGCATATCGGAACTGACGCGACTCCTGGATTGTATTTATAGGGAATATGTTCGCAATCATCTTTATTTTCTACCGAAGGATACATCTCTGAAAATTCCTCTTTTGTTATTGGTTTCATATAACAAAAACCATGACCATCAGGGGCTAAGATGCTCTGTAATTTAAATTTCAAATTATCTAAATCAGCACATGCACCGAAGTCAATTTCTGCTAGGCAAACACATTTTAGCAGAGATAGTAATTCATCCTTGGTGAAGTCATTCATCTTTCAATTCACTATTATCATAAACTGTTTCTTCTTCTTTGAAGTAGTTCATCCATTTCTTTCCATTTCTTTCCATTTAGCCTCTAGATACTTTCTCATACATGCTATCCCACAAAAATGCATAGGGGTTTCTATTTGTGGAAGAATATTCATATCGGTAACAGCGCCACTACGAGATGGAATTCTTTCAGATTTAATGGTAATTCGATAATCTATAGAGTTATAGCTTCTATACAAATCGGTGTCACAATTATCGCAGCGACATGATATTATTGTGGTCATCAATAAAACTCTCCACGCAATTCCCTAGAAAACAAGAGGACAATAATTGCCACCGCTATACAATGTATTACATGTTGAAAATAAGATTTAAAATCCTGATTGAATAAAATATCTAGGCATAATAAAAGGCTTAAAATGATTATGAAGCCTCCACTTACGCATTTATTTCTTCTGTTCATCTATAAAACTCTCCGCAGTGCTTGCATTCTTTAGGGCAGCTACATTCTGCCTTACAACTAACATCAGTAGGCTCGTGAATACATGATTCCAAGGTTAATAAGTCTACCGCATGGTCTATTAATGACTGCGCTTCTTTTAAATGAGCATATGCTATCTCTGTTGCGTTCATCTATAAAATCATCCTGTAAAGAACTCCGCATTTTTTGCATTTCCATTCACAAGGACCATGTAATCCTTCGGGTAATTTTAATTCGCCATCGCTTTCATGCTGGCATTCATTTAACAAGTACGCAGTTTTACTTATTATGCCTACTGACTGTAATGACTTCCAATATTCAATCTGAGCTTCGATTAAAGCGTCACTGGATGGGTAAAGCTGAGATTCAAGCCACCATTCAAGTGTTTGTCCCTTCTGATATACATATTCATTAGTTTGCACTTCTCTGTCGCCAATTTTAAAACATGAAACCTCATCATCTGTATTAATATGCCACACCTCTTGACCAACTTCATACTTAGGATTTGGCTTCTCTGACTGCGTTAATTCGGTTAGCTTGGCGATTAAGTCGTCTATAAGATAGGGCGACTCATTTTTTGAGGAGCTCGTATTCCAGTAAAATTTTAATTCTGGGGAAAACTTTTGGCATGAATATAGAATTTCTATTGAGCAAGAATAACCCATAAGACAATATTTCTCTGAGAGCTCATGAGCGGTCTTTAGCTTATCGTAGTCAATCATTTATTATTCCAAGGAGTTGGAAATAGCCACGCCATTATGTTATCTGCAATATATTCATTCTGTCTTTCAGATAAACCTAAATCCAATTTAACTTCATAAGTTTTTGGATCGTTTTCTTCGGTAGCTGGTTTCAATTCTTTCTCGTCAATCATTACTAATAACTTGTAGGAGTTTAATTTGAGAAATCAGCGCCTCGTAAGCTTTAATGGCTCCAAAGGCTCTATCATTTCCAGATGCTTCGTATAACATTTTCAAATCATCTAATTGACATCCAAGCCAATAAAAAAGCTTATCGTAGTCAATCACTCTTCACTCCTAGTCGCATAGTGTTTTCTAAGTTCTTCTCTTTTCCACTTAGGCTCAAAGTGCTCCCTCATGCATCCTAAAGAACAAAAGTGCAGACTATTCTCTATGGGCGGAGGTGCTTCATTAGCCCCAAGAACATTATATGAGCTGATTCTTTCTGCCTGTACAGCTATTCGATAATCTATGCGGTTCCGAGAAATTGATAAGTCTCTACCACAATAATCACAAAGGCATTGCAATCTTATAGACATATTTAATCCTAAATTATTTAATGACGGGCTTTCACCGTCTCCGATCCCTTGTACTGCCGACCTTGCAGAGCACAACATTATGGCAAGGTGCTGCGGCCTCTCAACCATTAACCATGGCTGATTGAGTTCTTTATTAATCTTTACACCCGTGTTTTACCCACTCGACAGCTGTTTTATGGCCTTCTTCGGCCTCTGCCCAGGTTGAATATCTATCAATATAAAGCTCATTACCATAGTTGTCACCATGGAAGACCATAGTTTCAAATAATAAAGGAAGACCTTTATCAGAGAATCTATGGTCTATGCCGAGCCAGACGGTTGAAACCCTATAACCATCTACATCAATATCAGCTATATGTTTACTATCATTTTGATACATATCGTTTCTTTGATCACCCCATTCTTGCAAAGTAGAAGGGCGCGTGGAATGGTCATCGTTTAGATAATAATATTCACTCATCTTTAATTCCACCCTTCAAGTACTGATCGAATTGATTTACATCGACTACACCAAAATAATGTAGGGAATAGTTGAATGGGTTGGCCATTTAAGCCTTTAGCTATCTCATAACCACTAAATTTGTGGCCTATAATATTTTTACAGATAAATTGTTTTAATCTTGATCTTGTATTACTCATCTTCCTTGCGCCCATCTTTCACCCATTGCACAGCTTTCTTATGGCCTTCTACTGCTTCATATCTGATAACCTCAGATAGAGCGCAGGCCAAGCCTTTGCTCAACTCCTTCCGCCATTGGTGGATGAGATAAGTGCGCCACTTAAGATAAGAACCACAGCGCAGCCTTATCTCTTTTTGCTAGCGAACGACTGTGGCGCAAGCCGTTTGTTTGGCGAGGACGTTATGTTCAGCAATTCCAGAGGATATTATCCCCATCAGCTGTGTTGCCATTACCGTCCTCATAAATCTGGGAATGTCGTAACAAACCCGAGTACTCCTTCTACGCCATGGTAGATGAGCTAAAAGTAACCCGCACGATTTGAGCTTGAAATAGGGTTCAGAGGCTTGGCGGGCTTATTCAATAATCCTTCCTATTTTTGTTATCCATCTCTTGATAACGTTTTTTGGTATCTTCATCAACTTCTGAATTAATTCCAAACCTATCATTTATTGAATCTCTCTCCCGCCACCTTGCTCTTGTTTTCAACCAAAACATCATGGCCGTCAAATCGTCACCATCTGTAGCTCTTTTGAATAACTTAGCAGCTACTTTTGCATTAGCGCGTAAAACACTATTATCCAGTTCATCCCGATAGTATTTAGCTAAAGTGTCAACACAAATACCAATGTGTGCCGCTATCTCTTCTTGAGTATTACCAAAACTTGTCAGCGCCCCAACCTCTCCGCGTGTTTTTTCAGTTGGATGGTGTGGCGCTGATAAACCAGATTTAGGAGTCGCCATTTTGTGTCTCTCTTACGGCCTTCTTGCCGCTATAGTTTTCATATCGTTTGATTATAACATCGCAATACTTTGGGTCTAGTTCCATCATGAAGCATTTTCGTTTTAATTTCTCGCATGCGATTAGGGTTGAACCTGAGCCTCCGAACAGGTCTGTTATTACATCATCTTTGTTACTAGCGTGCCTAATGGCTCTTTCAACTAATTCAATGGGCTTTGCTGTTGCGTGATCGTCATTTTTCCCCATTACTCGCTGTATATGCCACACATCAGAATACTCTCGATCGCCTTGATGCGTATTTAATTTTGGCTTACCTTTTTTGCAAACATTTATTAACTCATAGGTATATTTATAATCACTACCAAGACCATGAACTATTTTATCCCAAACAATAATATTAGAACGATGGAAGCCTGAAGATTTTATATGCGGAATTAACTCATGATTTCTACGCCAATCTAAACAAATATAAGCTATCGAGTTATCTTTCATTAACGACCAATAAGAAGATACAAATGACGACATAAAATCTTGCCATTCGTCATTTGTATATGAATCATTAAACATATGGCTCAGCCAGGCTGAGCCTTTTTTATTTCCTTTCCATAACCCACCAGATCCCTTTTGAGATTCTGATGTCATGCCTGTATTGTAAGGAGGATCAGTAAACACCATATCAGCCTTAGCACCATTCATTAATCTTTCAACCGCATCAATCGACGTGCAATCACCACATATAAGCCTATGCTCACCAAGAAACCAAACATCACCAAGCTTTGTAATGGATTCTTCCGGCACCTCTGGGCATTCGTCCTCACCACAAAACACCTCCGGAAGCTCATCTGGGAATATCTCGCATAATTCCTCAAGTCCAAAACCTGTAAGCTCTATATCAAAATCGTGTTCCTTAAGAAAATCAAATTGTCCGCGCAAAATATCTAAATCCCAACCAGCGTCTAACGCAATCTTATTATCAGCAATAACTAGGGCAGATTTTTGTGCCTTTGAAAGACCTGGTATAACCACACAAGGTACTTCATTTAATCCGGCAACATTTGCTGCGTCTAGTCGTCCATGGCCCGCAATAATGACATTATTTTCATCGATTAAAAGTGGATTTGTAAATCCGAATTCTTTAATGGATCGAACTATTTTTTCGATTTGATCGAAGGTATGGGTTCTCGAATTATCCTTGTATTTGATTAAGTCATGAACACAAATGCTTTTATAGTCCCGAAGACTCATGGCTATGTTCTCACATAAGCTTCTTCGAATATCTGAGTTGCTTCTTTTCTACTCAAATTCGATTCTTTCATAATGTCGTTTATAGCATCCCGATAGTCTTTGCTTCTTCTGTCAATCTTATCCAATTCAGGTGCTTTTATAGAGTCATTGTTTCTTGTATTTTCACACAGTTCGCAATTAGTCATCATCATGCCATTGCCTAAATATTTTCCATTACCGTTACATCTTATACATAATTTTTCCATAAAAATCCCTTTAAATACAGCTATTCGCTATAATAACACAGAGTTTACATGTATAATAATTACCTGAATAGGATTTCCATTTTACAGGAGTAAATTGCATGAATCATGTTTCCTCACTACTGCCCTACTTGTGGCAAATAATCTCTAAAAATCGAAAACGGTCCATTAATGTCACCACTAAAAACCAAGAGGTTACCATAAGCATTTTATGCGGTAAACGCTGGAAGCGTTTTGTAAATACTGATGAGTCCATATTGTTAAACAACCTAAGAAAATCCTTTCGACTTGCATAATAAAATCCGGCTTGCTCCTCTTAACCTAGGTTTACGAGCAAGTTTTCCTTTGTGTCACATAATCAGGCATGTCACAATCGCATCAAAGCTCCACAGACGCTTCCAGTGAAGAGATCTTCAAATCCCCTGTCATCATATTAACCTTGTCTTGATCGTCAAGCAGTCGCGTTGCAATGAGTTTTGGTGATACGCCATACTTGAATCCTATCTTGCTTAGGAGTTTTTTACATTCATCAGTAGTCATTAAACTTCTCACTTATAATTTCTTTTATGTGTTTAGGTCTTCCGGCTTTTTTAAAATCTTTCTCTTTTTGCAGTAAAACCCAATTCATGTATGTGTGTTTAAATCTTGATGTTTCAGCGAATGAATTTACTTCCACAATCGCATCCTTAACATTCGCATGGCTACTTCTTAAAATTTCATCTATTAAAAATTTCTTGAAGAGATTCGTAGTGTAGGGCATAGGTTAAGCTCCCAATACATTTCGAATCTCCCTTAGGCCTGCAATTGTAGCCATGGACGGTGCTTGCTTTATTGTCCTCCTATAAGCAACTGCATCGGTTTGTTTTTGGATTTGAAATTGGCGCTCTTTCTCAGCCCTTTCTTGGGATGCTTTTTCTTGCAATGCTAGGCGCTCATTGGCCTTGTCTAACTCCTGTTGTTTTTTAGCGATTGTCTCCTCGTGGACATTGATTATTTCACCAAGCCATTCCCCATTACGAAGGTAGCGAGCAGGGCTTTTGATATATTGCTTATTTTCCCATCCGCTATGCTTAGCTTTGCGAAGCTCTATGTCTTTTAAAATAATTTCAAGTAGCTCATCATCATTTTTTACTATGGAAAGGAATGTTTTGTAAGCATCCCATGGATCTACTTTTTTGGGATGAGCGTTATAAAACTTCATAAATCTGGCGTCTTTTTGGAAGTCTTTTAATTTATTTTGTTTGGCATGGGTGGTTTTTTGTATGATTTCGGCCGTGGTGTGATCTTGATATTTACTATCTGCTTTATTATTAGTCTTGTATTCACAATAATCAGACTTAGTGTAATTATTAGCCTTTTCAACAAGTTGAACGGGAATGTTTGTGGTCAGTTGCTGGGTACTCAGATAATCAGACTTTTCTTTTTCTTCTTTTGGCTCATCAAATTCAGTATAGGACATAATCGACGATTTGTTAAAATCGGGTATATGTTTTAATATTTTATTTCTTTTTATTTTACTTCTATTTATGTCCGCCACTTTTGTCGGGGGGGTCCCGTCATTTCTGTCGGGGGGTTCCGTCATTTCTGTCGGGGGGTTAAACTTATCGTTTTTGTAAGTTAATTGTTCTTTTATTGGAGCGCTCATCCATTCATGATCATAAAATTCAAAATGGTTAACGCCGCCTGCTTGGGGATGAAATGTGCCAATTAATTCTAAATCGCGTAATTCTTTTAAATATCTCTCTATATTTCTTACGCTGGTTCCAAGCTCTTCCGCTAATTGAGGTGCTGAACGATAAACTTCGCCTGTTTCATCGCACCATTGAGCCAACCTGCCATAAAGCATTTTTGCGTGATTTGAAATAAGAGAAGTTGAGACCTGGCTTAACCAGCAAGGAATATATAAAGCCGGGGCGTGTGCTTTGGGGTTATGACGCTGTTTTCTTATCATTTCAAGCCCCCTTTTGAACTACTGGGCTTGCATGGGTTGTTTTCTAGGAAAAGTAAAGTTATATTTACTTTGTATTGTGTAACAACGTTTGTAACGAATAGATGTTGCATGATATAATTGTCCTCGTTCTCATAGGTTTGATTAGTCGTTCTCATAGGTTCGATTGGTTATTTGATTAGTCGTTCTCATAGGTTCGATTGGTTAATTGTTGATGGTGATTTATTAGCCTCATGTGTAAATGCCCTTGAAACGTGGATGATGCCTGTCATGTATTTGAATCATGGCACATCCTAAAAACAAAGCCGAAAACATAAACCAAAGACTTGTTCTTATGGTGGAAATAGCGAAGAATGATAACTTTGGTCGGGGACCATTCAGCGCGGGAAAATGTTTTGTTAAATAGAGGGGCAAGGATGCCTCTAATCTCTAAACAACTCAACGTTGTGATTCTACAAAAAAATCATCTAAATCAATATACCCTCGCAAGATTTATCAATCAATATTTACGGTGGAAATATTACCAAGATTTATTTGATTATTTCTAATGTTAACATTTAGTATTGATTCTAAATATTACCAATTAGTATTAACATAATATATTATGTTATCGCATTTGAATGAGAGGAAGGACGTGGTCTTCCATAGGGTTTTCTAATAGGCTCGCCATGTGATTTATTGGCCTTAAACCTGCCGTGGGATTGGTATTCAATGAATACCTGGGACTTAAAAGGAATATATCCCTGTTTTCGCCACAATTGGTATGTTGTTGTTCCTAAATCCAAACTTCTAGCTAATGTAGTCCAGCTGCCATAATGCGTATAAATTTCATCTAAAGTCATTTTACATCCTTTCTTATTTTTGTTTATTTATTTATTATATATTGTTAATATTTTGATTAAGCCGCCATGATTATATCAAAACAATTAGATTAATCTACGGAGAAATAAAAAAATAGTTATTTTATTTCTAATTCATCTTTCCTGGTTCGTATTTAAATTATACAAACACCTAATGGAATTATGATAAATAAAATAATTCTAACTTTTCTAGAGAATAAAACGTCTAGAAGTCTATAGAAACAGCTAGAAAGGAGAGGCAATGTTTGTTGGTAAAAATTGGTTAACTTGCAAAGAGGCGGCGACCATCCTAGGATATGGCACAAGACAGATGTTAAATATAATAAAGAAAGGAAAAATAAGCGCAGAAAGGGACGAGTCAGGGCAATATTTTATAGATAAATCAGAGTTCTATAGGGTCTATCCCGATGGTAAAAGACGCCAAAGTGAGGCTGGAAGCACTAAGAATTCTGCCGAGGAAATTCCAAAGAAACTGCTAGAAGAACGTATTAAGCATCTAGAAGAGATGATATTAGAAAAAAATAAGGTGATCGAGCTGGTAAAAGAACAGTTGTATAACTTTACCCAAGAAAAATCAAAGATGCTGGAAGCAATCAATGGCCATACGCGCCTGCTAGAACATCATGAGAATAAGAAATCATCCGGTTGGTGGCCGTTTAAAGGCAAACACCCTTAAATTTATCTTCAGGATTCCTAAGTTTATAATCAATCGATTCAATAATCTGTGATGCTAGTTCATTCAATGCGTCCCGCGTCATTTCTTTGCCTAAATGTCCGGCAAGATTGGTTCGCAACAAAGATACTAATGATTCGTCCTCAATCAATGGCCTTACCTGTTCCATGGCATAAATCCTTAAAAATGAAGTGATATTGTTTTAGCATAAATTGGAATACAGGGCCAGCTTTATGTAAGGAGCTTATGTATAGAGGTATTGAATAAATAAATCAATAAATGACAAAGGCCCACAAAGGGGCCTAAACATGGCATCAACAAGGATTGTCATCTCCCTTCGTTGAGCCAGCTACACTGGGCGGGCCTTTGTGTAGTCTCGAATGCCGGATGCTAAGCAGAGCGGGAACACTTAATTAATCAGGTTTATAAGGAAGATCTTTAAATAACCACATAACTATTAACTTAGCTAGAAGATATATTTCAGCAAAAATACCACCGAATAAACTTATAAATAGCCATTGTAGATTTTGTATTG